CTACGACACCCGCGTCTGCACCTATTGCGCCCTTTGCCGTTGCAAGTAACAACTGCACCGCTCCGATAGCTGCGAGCCCTGCAATGAAGCCGAACGGCGGTGGTATCGTACCCGTAAATATTGCCAAAATTGCAGGAGCTTGCGCCATTACAATTTTGGAAATGGTATCTATTGTAATTCCCAAAGCCGCGTTAGCTGCACTCTTTAAAGTCAACGTTCCCGCTGCTGCCATTTGCCCAAAAATGCCTATAACACTCTCAGCCGTACCCTCACCGACCGAAACAATATCCTTGCCAAATCGTTCAAAGTCCTTGGCAACTTTATCGTCTGACAGCCCCTTATCCTTAATCGCTTGCGCCGTCCCTTTGGAGAGCTTTTTCATTTCTTCGAGCGACGCATCCACGCCCGCCGTTGCGTTTTTAGCCATAACGCCGAACGATTTTCCAATCGCCAAATTCGCCCTTTCGGTTGCACTTGCCGCGCCACTGCCCTCTCCTTTTTCCCGTATCGCTGCAATTTTTTCCTGAAAATCCTGATAGGAAATTTCCCTTTTGGCAAGCTGCGTTCGGAGTGTTTTTGTTTCATCTTCGAGTTTCGCCGTATCCTCTTTTCCCGTGCCTTCCATTTTCTTTTGCACACCCGCCGCGTAGTCATCAAACGCTTTTGACAGGTCATTGAACGTATTGCCGTACATTTCAGCAATACCCTCCGCTATACCCATACCCAAATTTTGCAACGTGTTCGCCGTCCGTGTCGCAAGGTCGGTAGTTTTGCGGTTATATTCTTCATCACTGTCATACCGCGCTGCGTTGGCTTTTCGGTGCGCGTCTAAAATCAGGCGCTCATTTCCGGCTGCTGCGAGTAGTTCGGCGGTGAATGTTTTTTGGATTTCAGAGAGGCGTGTTTCACGTTCGCGTTCGGCATCGTCTTCGATACGTGCAATCCTGCGAATTTCATCTTGTTCGGCTGTTTTCTTGTCCGTTTCGGCGTTTATTTTATCGACCTCGGCATTGCGCTTTTGCAGTTCGGCGGCTGCTTTTTCTGCCTCTGCGAGCTGCTTTTCGTTGTGAATTCGTATTATTTCATCGCGCTGATTTAGCCCGTTTTGCAATATGATATTTTCACGGTCTTGTAATATCGCAAGCAGTGATTGCCGTTCTTTTTCCGATACGTTTTTCTTTGCTTTTACCGCTTCGATTTCCCTTTGAACGGCATCGACCGCCGCCAAGAATTTGACTTCATTAGCCTTGACCGCACGGTCAAGTTCATCGGCAATTTGGAGCGCGTCCGCTTCACCGCTTAGTTTTCGATTTTCGTCGGACGCTTTTCTGATTTCCTCTTTTAGGGAATCTATTTTGGTTTTTGCGCCGTCTTTTGCCTTTTTGGCTTCCTCCGCTGCTGATGCGTCCGCCGCTGCTTTTGCACTGTCATCCCGAATCCTGACAATTTCGAGCAACTTTTTATTCAGCTCTTCTTCCTGTTGTGCAGTGATTTCGTTCGCCGCTTTTTTCGCCGCGATTGAGTTTGAAATACGGGTAATTTCAGCGTCGTATATTTTCTTTTGCCTGTCCTTTTCCGTCTGCATGGTAGAATTAGGGTCACTTAATTCTGACGTTTCCGCTTCGAATTTTGCCCGTTTTTCGGCAAGCAATTTAAACGAACCTTCGAAAAGTGCGAGTGCTTTATTTTGATTCGCTTTGAACCTGCTTTCGTCAATAGAACCGCTGAAAGCATCTCCGAACGTTTCGCCCTTCAAAACCTTTTTGAGTTTGTCGAAACTGAAATTGGTAATTAAGTCTGTAATGCTACCAATAAAGCCCCTTATTCCCGCCGTGACGGCATGGATAATCATTGGGGCTTGCTTTACAATATCAATGAAGGTGCTGAAAAATCCCCCTGTTTCCTCAGTCTTTTCACCTACATTGAATATCCATTTACCCAAATCAACCAACGGCTGTATCAATAACGAAACAACCGTGAATCCTAATTTCATCGGCGCGATAACAAACTCGGCTAATAACCCGCCAAGCTCCGTAGCAACCTCACCGACAAACGATATAACGCCCGTAATTGCGGTGAGTACATCCCCGAAAATCTTCATAACGTCAATGGATTTTCCTGCCTCTCCATCCATGCCAAACGCTTTTTTGAACGCCGTAACGATAGGTTGAAACGCCGCGATTATTCCATCGAATATTTTTACAATCGTGCTAAAAACAGCCGTCACCGCTGTTGATACCAAAGTCCAATAGGTCACTAAATACGTCACAATAAAGCCGCCGATTGCTGCCAAAATCGGAGTTACAACCGCCTGAATCCGTTGGAAAACAGCGCCAAAAGCCGCGCCTAATTTCTCCAAAGTTGGCATCATTGCGTCTTTGACCTTGTTGAATGTTTCACTTATAGCGGTGAAAACCGAACTTACCATTGGAACTATCGCGCGATAAACGCCGATTGCTACGTTCTCGATTACTGATTTTGCGCGGCTTATTTGTTCGGATAACGTTGCCATATTTACCGCCGCTTGGTCAACGCCCGCGCTTGTGCCTGTTACGCCCTTGGTAAACTCTTTCAGCATATCCCCGCCGCTCAAAAGCGCTTGAGCTGCATTCGCGCCCGTTTGCCCAAAAAGGTCAATGGTGAACGCGTTCTTTTCCGCATCCGTTCCAAGTTTGCTCATAGCTTTTCGAACTTCATCCATTGCAGCGCCTACGCCTTTTGTCGTAAGTAATTCGCCTAATTTTTGAGATGAAGTACCAAGTTTTTCGAGTTTTTCAGCAGCAGGTCCGGGCGCTTTCTGTAAAGCCGTGAATACCGCGCTTAGAGCCGTTCCCGCCTCCGAACCTACTATGCTTTTACTTGCCAAAACTTGCGTAGTTGCCGCGAACTCTTCGAAACTGACGTTTGCATTTTTAGCACTTGCACCCGCTTTTGCCGTCGTTTCGGCAACTTGCGAAACGCTTGCACTACCAACGCCCGCGCTCGCTGCAAGCACATTCATAAACCGCGCGCCCTCCCTTGCCACCTCTTTCGTGTCGTTCACATTTACGCCAAATTGCAAAAGAGAGCCCGAAAGCGCATCGACCGCGCCTTGTGCCCCCAACGCCGAATCCGTCTTCGAAAGTGTATTTACAGAATCCGAGAAAGAAGAAAGTGAATCGGCATCCTGTGCAAGTTGCGGCCCTATCTTCGAAAGCGCCGTTTGAAATACGCCTAATTGGTCACTTGCCGAACCGCCGTATTTAGCCGCCGCCGCTTGTGCTCTATTGCCAATATCTTCAAGTGCTGCACCCGTCACACCCGTTACAGCTGACACGGATTGCAGTCCAGTTTCGAACTCTTTGCCTATTGTGAACGTTGCCGTCAGTCCCGCGCCAAGTAGCCCTATTGCCGCCGTCGCCGCTCCAATCGGAGAAGCCAACTGACCGACCGAACTTGCAATACTCCCAAAAATTCCACCGCCCGCGCTTGCTTGTGCCTGACCTTCTTTGAATGAGTTTTTAAGCCCATCGAGCGCACCGCCGCCACCGAGTTTACCGAGAGCCGATTGCGTTTCCTTAATCTCCGTTTGCAGCCCTCCGAGTGCCTTCTCAGCTTGCGACGTATCAGCGGTAACAGTGACAGGTTTACCCGCCCCGTTGGTGAGTTTTTGCACCTCTGCATTAGCCGCTTTCATCGCTGAAAGGAAGCTCTCTATTGCCGCGTTTATTTTTACACTTAGTTCCATGTGTCTGAAAGTATTTTCAGTAGTTAGCCTGAAATTGCGATTTTCACCCGAATCGCGTTTAAGGCGGTTTTTAAGCCCGCTACGCGACAATATTACTTGTATGATACAATCATACTCTACGATAAATAAGGACTTAAGTCCGTGCCAAATTTTTCAATTTAACAAAATTTAACATTTGGCGTTTGCGGCTTCGGAAAGGATTTTCAGTATCCGCCGCGTTTCGCGCCTTACAAAAACAGCCCGTTTGCGACTGCCAACGAGCTGTATTTTAGTCCTCTTTGTTGCTATGATTGAGTGCGTTTGCGCGTGCTAAAAACATGTATAATTCGATTATTTCGGCTTCATTATACAGCCGTTCATACTCGAAAAAATTGCCGTTTGAAATGTTTTGGCAGAGTAATTGTAACGAATATTGTACACCTTCACCCTCTGTAAAACGCTTACATTCGAGAAAATCCGTTGCGTTCCATAGCTCATTTTCCTCTGCGAATTTCCTCTTCGCCCGCTGTTCGGACGTATTGAAACACTCCCATTCGAGTATCTCAGCAATCCTATTTTGCGAAGTCCGTAACTTTTCGGCGAAAAAATTGCCCTGCGCTCCTGATGTTTTCAAGGTCTTGCTCACCCCAAAAATCAGAATCTAAGCCGGATTTTATCCATGCAATTTGCTCGTCCGTAAGCCCCGAAATTAAGCACATATCACGAACGTAGTTCCGATAAGCAAGTAAATTTTCCGCCGCTTGTTCGGTGCTTAGTCCGCCGCCCAAAAGAACACGCCCTAAGATTCTGCGTTTTTCTGCGTCTTCTTTGCCGTCTTTTAAGCCGTCGAGTAGCTCTTTCACTTTATCGTATTGCGGTATCGTACCCGCAAGTTCCGGCATCAATTTTACCGCGTCAAGCGTATTTTGCACCAACAAGTCAATATCTGTAAAATTCTTACTTGCTCTCAAAAGCAAGTCCATTCTCGCCGGGGTAAGCGGCGAGAATTTGACTTTGAATTTATTTCCATCTAAACCGACTAATGTTATGTCTGTCATATTTATATAACTATTAATTATAAATATTGTTAATTAAGCCCGTGGGTGCGGGAATTAAGTAGCTTTCGCAAGTCTTACAAACGCACCTACCGATTTAGCGGCAACGGTCGTAAGCACGGGGGAAGCAAGCTGCGCCGTGTCGAATTTAGCCGCCGCGATAACCAACGGGACGGGGTTTTCCATCACGGTAAATGTGAGTTTGGTACGTACCGCTTTCCCGCTCTCGGACGTAATATCACCACCCGAAACTTGCGCAACGCCGTACTCTACGCGCCGTGTATTGTCGCCTGTATTCACACCGCCGTAACTGATAAACGCAAGTAATGAAGTAGCTGAATTTGAGTTTGCGCCGTAAGGAGTCCCGTTTTCATATTCGCCCGTTTCCTGCGTGTTTGAGGGAACCAAGTACGCCATGATTGCATCAATTTCAGTCCCATCTTGATCTTGGTCGAGTTCGTATTTTGCGTTTTTGGAAATGAAGTGACCGGTACGCGCTGTTTTAATCACTTGTGCAAGCGATGCAATGCGAGTACCTACCACCCAGTTACCACCGCTCGATGTCATTGGAAATACGTCAAACTGATTTCCGCCGCCTATAGTTTTAGCCATTTTTCTATCCTTTAAAAAATTAAATGCCTGTTAATTGTCGTATGTGAGTACCCGTAATTAGGGCATATTTGAGCGCGTGAACACCGATTGCTTCATTATGAGGCGCGATTATTTCCGCGCAAAGTAATCGGTAATTTCTCGAAAATTTGTCCAAAATTCCTTGCGTATCCGTCTGCTCGTATCCATCGTGCATGATGGTTATTGTGCTGTCTGCGATTGAATAACCGCCGTCTTCGCGTAGCGAGTAATCTATAAATTCGTGGCAACGTGACCGCCAAAATACATTTGGGTCATTGCGGAATAAGCGGCAAACTCTTTGCACCGCTTCAAGTCCAAATCCTTCATCTTGCCGAACGTGTGAAATTGCTGTGCAATAAATACCGCCTATCCGATTTCCTGCGTTCTCGATGCAATCAAGTATTTTCGGCAATTGCCATTTGTCGATATATTCGTCGGTGTCAAGTGACAATATCCATTCACCCGTTGCTGCCTGTTTTGCCGCGTTTCGGGCGCTATCGAACCGCCATTCGGTGTAGGTGTATTTGGCGCGTTTGAATATTAGGTTTTTACTTTGTAGCACCTGTTCGTCAATTTCGAGAGTTTCACCCGCGCCTTGTTCGTTCTTACACATTACAATTTCGATAAGTCCAAGGTGAGCGTCCGGCAATGAAGGCAATCGGTCAATAAATTGTTCTAACCATTTTTTTTCGTTTGCAGTATCGAAAATGGTTACTATTGAGAGTAACGGCTTCTTTGCGAATTGCGGTTCTGATTTCGCAACCGCCGACGCCAAACCGCCGACTAAAACTTCATTCACTGCCTGCCTGTAATTATGCGTATAACCTGAATCAATTTCATTTTGCGTAGGGTGCAAATGAGCCGTTGCGTTGAGCAAATTTTCACGGAGCTTTTGAGCGATTCCGTCGGTGCTTGCTATTTTCACCCCGCTGACGGGTACTTTCTTCTTAGCCATTATTCACCACCTTGCAATCACATTGAAAATGTAAATAACCCAATCCCACGCCCTTCCCGTTGTTCGGGTCTAAAATCGCCTTGCCTTTGTATTGTAACGGCTCGAAAATTGCCGTTTCGGTATCGTCCGAATACCATCCAAATCTTTTAACTCTCATAGCTTTTTCCGCTTGCGACGCAAGCTCCCAAAATGCTTCTTGAAAAATACCTTCTTTGGCAATATCATTGCCGCACTTGAAGCCGATGTATATGATAACGTCAATAGTTAAGTCCAAATCACCGCTCCCATCTTCATACGGTTCAGGTCGTGCTTCGTCGCTTGGACTATAAATATAAATCAGTGGTAAATTACTGTGCTTATCCAAGCTCGCAACGTCAAAAACTTTGACCAAATTCATAGCAGGGAGAGCGGACTTTACCACGTCGCATAATTCAGTATTTAGGAATAAATCACGATTCATACAAATAACGCTCTTATAGGTGCAAAAACCTTAATCATTAGCGGCTCCAATCCGTCTTCCTCAAACGCTTTCAATGCAGGTGCAAGGTAAGGTCTTGCGGGCATATTTATCGTGTGCGGTGGTATAGGAATACCTTTCCCGAAACCGTTCTTAGTGCCGGGGTGATTAATCACCCCGCCGTATTCATGTATCGCGGCGTATGGTACTTTGCTGCCAAATTCCACGCCTTTGCCTGTGCTTTTCAGGATGTTTGCAGGATTGCCTTTTGTGAACGAGCGGTATAAATTGCCCGTTCTGAGATTGAGTATTTTGGTCTTGTTTTTGGACTTATCACCTGGATTTGTCCGGTTCATCTGTAATCCAATTTCCAACTGCAATTCAAACGGTATTTGCCTAAGCAAGTCCGCTCGAACTTGTGGAATTAGGTTAATTGCTTTTTGGAATACGTCTTCGTTCATGGATTATAAGTGTTTTGCACTTCTCTAATTTTACGGTCATTGGAACGCTTGTCAATCCACATTAACGCCTCATCTAACTTGGTGATAACCATAGAAGTTTCACGCGTAGCCATTGCGCCGACATTCACACTTTCGAGATACTGCTTTGCTGCCTGTATTAGTGTTTCAGTAAATACGCCCTCTTGCCGCAATGCTGATTCATCGAGCTTATTCCCCTTGCAAAATTGCAATACAAGCCCGTTGCCGTCTTTTGCGCCTTCTGTAATTGTCTTAATTATTTTTGGGTTGTTCATGGAAATATCGCCACTGTATAAGGTTTCAACAATTTTTCATGCCGTGGCGTTAGCTCGTAGTAAATCGTAGTTGTGCTAACGCCTTGCATGTTTTCAGATTCTTGCTTTTTGCCCAAACTGTCCCCGCCTATATGGCTTTCTCTGTAAATTGTCGAAGCCATTTCTACGGCAACTTGCTGTATATTTTCGGGCATATTCGTATCTGAATAACCCAAAGTGGCGGTTAAATATCCTGTATTATACCCGCTCCAAGCCCTGAAGTATATTCTCTGATTCCCATTTACCGTTACCAGTAAATAGTCACCGCTCGAAATTGCGGTAAGTGTATCAAATACAGTACCCTTATAACCGATTGAAGTAACCACAAAAGGTACGTTTAATATCGGTGGTAAATAGTAGTCACCGCCTGAATCGGTCACAAGTTTGTTAAAGTCAAACGTAAACACTTTCCCCGTAGTTGCCTGTATGGTCTGATTGCAATGCGTCTCAATTCGCTCAAAAGCACCCGCAAGCCAAATGTCAATAGTTCCATACAGCCGCTCGGTATCGCTCCCAGCGGCTGTATTGAACGTAATATCATTGAACCGTAAAAAACGGTCAAAGGTTTTTGGATAAGTGCTTGCGTAGCTCATGGTTATTGCGGAGGCAAGTTAGGCGCGCCGCCCAAAATCAAATTCATATCAAGAACACAACCCGGAGTTGTTCCGTCGGTGTACGATTGTGAGCTACGAACCTTGAGAAAGCCCAAAGAGCCGCGCAGATCAACATTTAAGAGCGCGTTTGTGTTCGCCGTCGTAACGGTCGTAAGAGCCGATACGCCCTTGTCGTCAACATAGACAGTGTAAGCACCGCCCGAAGTTGCGCTATGAAGGATTGCGGCTGTAATCAAATTTGCGCTTGCACCGCCGCCGATTGCACCTACTTTTAATTGCAAAGTTGCACCCTGATAACCACGTGCATCAATAGCATCAGACGTTGTAAGTCCGCTGTTTACCGACGCGCTTGTAAGTCCTAACGGAGTTCCGCCGGACACAATTTTTACCACGTCACTGGGATAGATTGAAAACATTATTTTAGTCCTTTATTATAATTAGTAAGAAGTACCTGTCATGTACGATGCTGCATACCCGTACTTCAAAAATAAGTCAGTTTGCATCTGAACTTGGAATACCGTTTCGCGACGTGAGAAAGCCGAAACAAGGACACTGCCGCGCATATACGATGCTTCGCGGCTTGCTGTCACTTCTACGTTTTTCGTGTCACCGATAATGATTTTCGAGCTGTCAACAAACAAGATATTCGCTACAGGCATTGCGCTTGTGACGTGTAAGCCGTGACCTTTCAAGGTCGGGTTCGTATCATTCACGTGGGGAAAAACAGGGAAGTCCGTAGTCGTTGCAACGTCACCCAAAAAGCTACGATTATGATTATTCATGATGTAATTACCGTTTTCAATTTGGACGTTATTGCCTTCAACGTTGTCCACAAGTTTACTCATGTCTGCTTTTACCTGCGACGTGGTCGTACCCGTCGATGCAAAAACATTCGCAGAATTAGTATAACCCATGATCCCCGTCGGCGCGTATGGAGTAGCTCCCAAACCTGTCAAGAATGCCAAATCCTCTGCATTAGCGATTGCCGCCTGCATGGATTCAAGAATTTTCTTGTCGATGTTCGTACCCGCGTCTTGACGGTCAAGTAAATTGTTCTTAACCGCTGACGTTGCCATAAGCGTTTTTGCCACCATGCGATGCTGTGAGTACGTCGGCTCGGTTGCATTTTGCTCTTGATTCTCACCAACCCATTCCGCCGTCGGGCGGGTTGCTTCAATGTCCACGTCCAAAACGCCACTTACCATCGGTTGAAAGTCAATTCCCGCCATTTTACGAACAACTGTTTTTGCTGTCAAAAGCATAATCAAGTCGCTGTATTGGTCAGGTGTTACGAATATACCACCCTCGGCAAGTGTCGAAGGATTGAGCGCGTTCGATTTTAGCACCGCCACGACCGCCTCATCGGATTCAAATCGGCGCATTTCGAGCCATTTTTGGGCGATTTTAGCCGCTTCATCGAAATTGCCGTTTGCAAGCCCTAAAGCACGCAAGGAACGCGCCCATGCTAAAGCCCGCCCGTTATTTGTTTCCAAATCGTAGCCCTTAACGGCTTTCGATTGAGTACCACCGATAAAGCTCATGCCCGTGCTGCTCAGCCCTTTTACGTGGTCTTCAATCGCTTTTTGAGCGTGAGCGTCAAGTTGCTCTTTTGTCATTTTGATTAACATCTCTGTAATCCTCTAAAATTATAAATAGTTATTTACTTTTGCGTTTTAATCCATTCAGCGTAGCCAATTTCCTTGACTTCTGCTTCGGGTGCTGATTCTTCTTTACTTGCGTGAGCTTCATCGTGCAATGCTTTCAATGCTTTCAAGTGCGAATTACCAGATTCCATAAGAGCAGCTAATTTGCTTTTCGTTGCCGCGCTGAATGTGCTGCCTGCCTTAATTTCCTTGTATGCTTTCGCTACTTTGCCTGCAAAAGCCCGTGCTTCCTCGGGTGTATCCGATACCGTCACGGGTTCGGCTGCGGGTTCGGCGGGCTCGGTTTCGCCTAATTCCTCATTATACATGCTTGCCACGATTTCCGCTATTGCCGTCGCAAATGTCGTGGCGGCTGCTTCGTCCAAGCCGATTTCCATTAAATATTTCTTATGCCCTGCGAGTTCTGTAGCTTTCACCGTTTCAATTATCGCGGGCAACTGGTCTGCCGGAATAGCTGCTTTGATTTTCATAATTCCACTTTCGTAAATGATAAATTTAATTTGCTTTGTTTGGGGAAATTGAGGGTTAATTTTGCGCCTCTCATTTCCTGCTCGATTGCTCGTTTTAGTTCAGGTGAAACGCCGATTGCGAGTAGGTTACTAACGTGCTTAACCATTGCACTATCAGCCGCCAAAATGCCGCTCTCCATACATTTCCGAACGTCGGAAATAAAGCTATTTGTAATTAATGCGTATGGATTTGCGGGTATGTTTACTAATGAATATTCGAGCAATTGCCATTTGGTGTATTTGCGCGGCTCGCACCATGATTTCGGGTCGCTTGGCAATGATTCCCACTCTGTCGGCATGAACCCAATACTTACCGCTTTCAAATAACCCTCTTGCACCATCACAAGCGCATCTTTGGATAACTCCGTTTTTCCGTGTATAATTGTTTCACCAATCACACCATTATCCGCCGTGTCGAGTTTTAAGCACTTGCCGATAGGCATTAAATCACTGCCCGAAATGTGATTGAAAAGGAATACAGGATTCTTAAGGAATAGCGTAGCATCCATGCCGGACGGCTCGACAATATCGCCGTAACGGTCAACATTATTTGTAGTGATAATGAACTTGAAAACATTATTTTCAGCACTGTCAACAGGTATAACCTCGGACGGAGCGGCGCGAAAAAGAACGTCCGAATTGCCGCGTTTAACTACGGGTGTTTCGTGTTCTTTTAAGTGTGCGTATTTATCTTGGAAATTTGTCATGTTCAAAAACGAGAAAAGGGCAACCGCTCCGTTTTGGAGTAGTTGCCCTTAAAATGGTTGTTAGCCCTTGAGCTTGTTATGTAGTTAATCCGTGTGGGCAATATAGGGGTCGAACCTATACGATACTTACGTACCGGTAGGGCTTAAACCTACTGCGTCTGCCATTCCGCCAATTACCCGTTATTCGTTGCGTGGTTAGGACTTGAACCTAAATCTTGCGGCTTATGAGACCGCCGTGTTGCCTTACACCACTACGCCGTAATTTACTTCTTTATCCCTGCTTCTTTTTGCAGTTCCGGCGCAATAATTTTCAACTTATTCAGCGGCAATGCCTTTACCGCCTCAATGCTTTGCCGTGTCAATTTGCGCCGTTCGTCATTGTTTGACGTTAAAGCTCGATTCATATACCTGTTATTCATTGCTAAAATAATAAAGTTCTGCGAATAATCCAAACTATTTTTTGAGCCATGCGAGAAAGCGGCGAAATAGGGACGGCTTTTTCGGTCGGCGGCGGTATGGCTAATTCAGGATTTTTAACACCTGCTATTGCCGCGCTAAATTGCTGATACGTGATTTTATTTTGCCGGAGCCACATCGCTAATTTCTCAGGCGTTGGTTCGTGGACTGCGATTAGTTGTATCATAAAAACCAGTCTTTTAATCGTTGCATTATAGTTTGTTTTGGCGTTTTGGGTGGTATTTCAGAAAAGTCGAATACCGGCTCGTATTGTCCTAAATATCCGCCGTTGTTATTTGGCACTAATCCGCAAAGTCTATATAACGTACCATCACTATCTGTATATGCTAATTTGGGCGGTTCGTAGCTTGCTGCTATTATAGTATTGCCTATTTTTGCGCCAATCGGTAATGTTTTCGTCATTTTGCCTCTCCTTTATATTCATTAATCGCACTCCAACAAGCCCGAACGTCCGCTTCTTTGTTCGGTTCGTTGCTTGGGCTGTATGGCATTAATATACAACTGTCACCGCTTTTACGAATAGCAATATCAAATGTCCATCCGTGCGCATCTCGTGCTTTCGCGCCGTTACTTACAAGCCGCTCGTTGTCGTCGTATGGATCACCTATCAATTCTATATCGTCAAAATGGTAACGGTGTTCTATAATTTCGCCGTCTCTTTCGAACTCCGATACTAAGTAATTACCTTCGATTTTCATTCTTTCACCCTCTTTTGTGGAAATTGCATACATCGACAATTAACATTTTCAGCGGCTATACTGCCTGCACACGGATACGGCATAGAATCACCGCCAACGTGGAATAATCCATTCTCATCACGTTTTTGCCCGTCCGCCGCTAAGTGCGAGCCCCTTACGTGCTTATCACGTTGCGAGAGCCAAACTATTTCATACCTGCCGTAATTATCCCATGTCTTATTCTGCGCCGCGTTGGTGGTATGATTTGCAGACGTTTGAGCGATTGCCTCGGCTCGGGAAACTTTGAGCGTTTCAAATTTAGCGGTTAACAATTCCTTAAGTTCCGCCGCTGTTGCATCTGTGTTATTTGCTAAAATCGCTCTTACCTCATCTCGAATAGTTCCAATGCTTTCCGTTATTTTCGCCGTGGAATTTGCGAGTTCTTCTTTCATTAGCTCACTGAATCCAGAGGGGAGTGTATCCATGCTTTCGCCGATAGCTCGCAAGCTCTCCAATATCGCGGCTTTTTGAAGTTCGTTTAGCGTTTCGCCCGTTGCTTCCTCAAGTGCTTTTTCCCATTCTTTAGGGTCAAACAAGTCAGCAACTTGGACTAATTCGGACTTAATCACCGTGTCGTAACTATGCAATTTCACCGCCTCAAAATCGCTTGCTTGTGTTTCAGGATTATCGAATAATTCAGCATGGAGAGCAATATACGCCGCTTGGTTTTTGGTGATATTGCCTAATATCTCCCTCTCCAAATCAGCAAAAACCGTGCTGATTTCACCCGTTAATGTGTCCGCTTTTTTACCCGTAAGCGTGTCGAAATTTCGCCAAAGTATTTCGCGCTCGTCAGGTTCAGGCGGTTCGGATTTACGCACTGGAGTAGGAAAATTTAAGTCCAGTTTTGCGCCCGCCCCAAATCCTACCTTACTTGGTGGTGGTGTCGGTGCAGTGGCTTTCTCCAAAGGTACTAAATTATTTGGCACGAAACGCGTATCACCGATAGCACCGATTGTCGGCTTATTCTGCGCTCTCAGAAACTCATTTATCGTTATTTGCCCTGTGCTAAACAGGTGCAATTCCTGCGCTCTAATTTCCTCGGTGTCATTGTCAACGTAATACTCATGTTCGATAATTATATTCTTATCCCATTGCCGAAAATGCTTGGTAAGCCCAGAATCCAAAAGCCGGAGGAAGGGATTTATCGTTCCCGTAAGAAAATAATTCGTAATAACCGTAGCCGTTGCCCTACCATTAAACGTTCCTTCAATCATGGTCAATGGAACGCCAAACGGCTCGGTCATCCCTTGTCTTGTCAGTTTGTTTACCTCGACAAAATCCATGTCTAACGAACTACCATCCAACTGCTCGATTTTTTGACCTCCGCTCAAATATCCGTGTAGTTTGTTGTTTGGGTTTTTGGTATTCCAGTTTGTTTTATACAACTCCCATGCCTCTTGGCTTTCAAAGTCTTTGTTTGGAGAGCTTAGTATTTGCGGCGGGCGGGCATCGTTCACAAAGTAGTTTTTCAGGAACTCCCGCCCTTCTACGTCAATACTCGCATCCTCCAAAACCGCCTCGACTATACCCGTTCCTAAGAGCTGCTTTTGCTGATTTGCCGACGGTTGTAACGTGCGAATGTGGCAAATATACTTTTCGGGAAAGTACATCAAACCTCCGCTACCTTGAAACTCATAACCTTCGATAAGGTCGTCACCCTTACCCATGATAACACGCATTTTTGTAGGGTCAAGAATCCACATTTGCACAGGGAAGGGAAGGTCAAAGTCAGGCGTAAATATGAACACATTGCCGTTAATCATTAGCCATTTAGTGGCCATTTCCCGAACCTCAAGGGAAGAATAAATAGGGTTCGGTTCGTCAAGTAATGCAATCCCACGGTGCGACAATGGAGCGAGTTGTGAGTCTTTTTGGTTTACCCTTAGTTTGACGTAAATCGGTGTCGCAAGTTCGGCTTTTGACCATTTGTCAATACACGTAAACACAAGCCCGCGCGCGCTAATTTGCAGGGCTGTAAGCTGCTTAACACTGCGCCCCGTGAACATACTGCCACGATTTGGGAACGTCATGTTATAGAGCTGTGCGAGCCATTTTACACGTTTTTCACCGCCAATATCGAGACTAAACGCCCGTGCTGCTAACCGCTGAATTATGTTCATAATAAGATTCTCTTAGTTGTTAAGCCCATGCTACACTAACCGCCTTTTCCGTCAACTTGTTATAAGCTCCGCCCGTTGCATCTATCATATCCTTTAATTTCCCGTTCGGAAACATTCGCACTTGCTGCATAAATCCTTCTTGTCCATGCAAATACGCGCCTTCGACTACGTAAAAATTGCCTATTTCGACTTGACAGGATAAGGGTTCGGCTCGTGTAACCTTATCACCCGTTACTTTCTCGATTTTACAGGTGAATCCTTGCAAGTTCCTGACTGTATTCTCCGCCGATTCTTTGCCACCGCTCCCAGGTTCTTGCTCTACCCAAATTTCCACGTTTTTACCGTCAAGTTGCGCCGTTTGCTTTATGATTTTTTCCCGTTCAGGTGCTGCCCACCTGCCACTTATTACGTCCGCTAAAACAACCCAATTTTCCGACGTAATTCCTACTAATGCGCCCGCCGTTTGCGCTCCTTTTCCGCCCTCGGTTCCTGCTTTATCCCAATATCGTATCCATTTTGTGACATTTGGCGGTATTGCACTAAGTACTTTTATCTGTGCTACTTTGAATAGCTCACCTTCATCAGGTGACGGCTTGCCTTGGTAGAGAGCGTTCCAAGCTCTTTCACCCATCGTGAGTCGAATTTTATTCAATATACTCAAATTGTACCGATTGCCGTCTAACGGATCACCAATTTTTCGCGGCTCTAATCCAAGTTCCTCAAGTACAGCGGGGTCAACTTCATTCGGATTTTCACAAATAGCAGGCAAATTCAAAACCGTGTATTTGTCCGCTCCGTCGCTCTTCATGTTTTCGAGCAGCTTTCCAACTAAATCGTCTTCATGCCACCGCGTCATGATAACGCAAACTTTGCCCGTCGGTGTTCGGCGGTTGTAAAAAACCGAGCCGTACCACTCCCAAACTGATTCCCTGACCGTTGCGGATTTGGCTTCTTTCGCGTCTTTGAAAGGATCATCAATTAGCCCGCGCTCAAACCCCATGCCGGTAATACCACCACCAACGCCCGCCGACCGATACACCCCGCGCCTACCGACTATCTGAAATACAGAGTTATTTTTTAGGTGACTCCCGTGGACTTTTATCTCCTCTCCGTCGTCGTCTAATAATGGAGTTTCGCGGTCAGTTTTATAGCGTAAATCCTGTATTCGCGTGTTCGGAAATATCTCTCTGTAAATCTCACTCTCGATTATCCTCTGACAATCTCGATTCATTCGACTTGCCAAACTATCGGCATAAGAGCAACTAATTATCTCAAAGTCAGGATTATGACCAAAACCCCAAGCGGGCAAATTTCGGCTCGCAAGCTCTGATTTGGAATGCCGTGGCGGGAGTGATAGGATAAGGTTAATTTCGCCTTTCCAGTACTTTTCGAGATAATACGCAATTATCTTATGCGACCAACCCGCCACAAAATTTGGGTTCGTTAGCTTTGTAAATTCGAGCAGGGACGAACGGGCTTTTGCGAGTAGCCGTTCACGTTTTGCCCGCTCCGCTTGCCGTATATATTCGGCTCGATTTGTCTTTATCATTCATTACGAGTTCCTATCTTGCTTTCAAGCTCTTCCATGCGTTTTTGGTGTGTAATGTACTCTTCGAGTTCTTCATCATTCAACTTGCTAAAGTCTATGTCTGTAAATACTTTGCCCGTGTTGTTGTGCGTTTCGGTAATGTTTTCCACACGCTCAATATAACCGCGCTTTTTGCCCTTTGTTTTCAGGTGAAATATCACCGCCGTAGGGTTCGGCTCTTTTTTATACACATTTACACCGCCTTCTTCATCGACTTTTTCAATCATAACGCCGTCAATAAGCTCTTTTAACTTGCTTTCGGTATGGTCAAGTGAAACATTTTCAAGCTCTTCATAAGCAGACTTATATTCTGGGTCTTCTCGTAACCACCTGTAATGGGTTTCCCTTGCGATATTGCACTCTTTGCAAGCGGGCGAAACAATGCCGTAATGCTTTTCAAGTGCTGCTAAAAGCCGCTTTTTATTGTCATTTGTGTCATTACATGGCATGATTATTGTCCTCTCTCAAAAACTAACACCTTACTATCACAAATACTCTCAATTTCCCGCCGAACGTTCCAATACCACGTAACATCCTTCTTTGCCGTTCCATCCACATCCACAACGCCCGAATAGTTCGGCAACTTGTTTTGTGTACTTGCTTTTAGTGTGACGGTATCGGCAAGAACGGAGATAACCCATATATTGGTTTTGGTGAATCCGTGTTCACCGCTTACGGGAGTCGATTCAGCTTGTAGGTAGTTGCTTGTAACCTGCTTTATTTGTAATCCTTCTTGGACAAAGACGGAGGTAAGCCGCTCAAAAAGAACGGCATTGCTGACTTTGCAACTTGCTTTATATTGGTAGTCTGGTGGTATGCAACCGCTTATCGTGAGGGCTGCGAGTGCCGCTAAGAATAATTTGAACATAGTTTACCCTACCTTAATCTCTCTTTAAAGTTGATTTTATTCTATTAAATATATACTAATATAGAGTATATGTAATACCTACACCACCATAAACACCGATACCGCCTGTACCGCCTAAGGGCTGCACAAAGCCCGCTCCGGCTTGGATACCGACGGTTAATTTTCGCGGCTCTATGGTCACTGTATTCGTTGTAACTGTATTTGTATAGCGGACTTCTATCGGCTGTCTGCTAAGGGAGTAACGAAATAGGGAGGCAGGGAATGCGTACTCTAAGTGCAGCGTGTCTTTGCCCTGTATAGTGTCCAGCGTTGCCGTGAATTCTGATATAGTATCCCCGCGCTCTGTTGTGATATATACGCGCTCCGTTATCGTGTCATGCAGCATACCGCCATAAGTGTATTTTAGGGCTGCCTTGGCTTCCCCTTGCACTACAGGGACGTACACACTCTCAAATACCGTATCTATACGACGCGTTTCTGTGCGAATTTCGGGCTTTGGCGTTGGATTGCGAGAACGCAAAAGCAAGAACGTTCCCACCGCTCCGATTAATACCGCTATGAAGTAATTTCTTACCATGAGAATCGCTCGATTTCTTCAATAGTTTGCAGCCCGCTCACTGTGTTTTCGGCTAAGTCTGAATCCGCCCGAATTTGCTTTACCGCTTGCCATGTATTAAGCATGGACTGCCATTCGGTTAATTCCTGTTCGTTCCATTCGCGTTCGTGGCGTATTGCGTTTAACTCCACCGCACGGGCTGTCAAATTCGATTGTTTCCAGCTTGGGCAAATATCGTTTATTCGTTCGGCGGCTTCGCGTTTGATTTGTTGGATTCGGTTTTCTTTTATAGTTTCTTGCACGTTCCCACCTGTGGATTGAAGTAAACATTTGAATTAGCCGTACTCCATTGCACCGTAAATTCAATAGTGATTGCAGATGTAAAGTCCACACCCGTCCAAGTATTACCCGAACTGCTCGAAAACTGATTCAGGCTAATGCCTGTACTCCCTGGGATTATAGTTCCAGCCGCTAAACCTACGCCGTTTGTTGCGAAATTTCCCCATACTTCACTACCTACCCGTAAAAAACCGAATGAGCGTGTCGATTTGCCCTCTGTGGCGTTATCAGCTACAGCCGATGCCGATAACATCGTGTAAGAAGTACCGCCGACCTTCACTTTTAATGTTAGGTTTCTGCTCACACTCGAATTTTGTTTGTGCTTAAAAGCTCCTACCATTCTAACCTCTTCACCGTCCGCCCATGTGTTAGCGGGTATAGTCACGCTCAATACCGTTGTTTCGGCTGACGTATTCGCACAATTCGCAATCGTAACCGTCTCACGTAGCAAATTCGCCACCGCCC